CTCTTTGTGCGAGCCATCAATGATTTGAATAGACTCCATGATTGCTGCATAGATTGATTTATCACGACACCATTTCTCTGATTCCTTAATAAGATAATCAGTATCAACATCAGTGGCTGCTTTGGTTTCTTCTAATACAATAGAAGCTGCAGTAAGCATATCCTCATCAGCATTTACTTTCTGTAATTCAAGTGCTAGTACTTTCCCTGTAGGCAACTTATTATGAGTACCAACAAAGGACACAATCATATCAAATACGATACGAGCGGGGCCTTCGAAGTACGTAGGTTTTAGATATGGTATAACTTTACGACAATAATCCTCATTGTTTAATAGATGAGAAAGTATGTGCGTAGATAAATCATTCTTCAGATCCAATTGTTTGCTCCTGATCGTTTTCCATTTGGCTAGTAACAAAGTAAGTTAGAAGTTCGCCAAGGTAATTATTGAATGCCTCGTCTTTTTCTAGCTCATCTGGTTGGTACTTGCCGCTATCCTGAATATTATATGTAAATGATAGTGTTGCAAATTCTGTTACAGCATCTTCTTTGATCGATACTTTACCATATACTACAATCACACCATTATATTGTCCACCCTTGAGTTTAACCCCGTAGAAGTCCTCTTGTGGATTTTCTACGAAGCTAAAATCATCATCTGAAATAGTATTATAACTCATTTTTGACCTCTTGTACACTACTATTTACAGGGATTTCAGGATCAAAGTCAACAATTGATTTGTGACCAATTTGATATTGAGCAATTAGGAAAGCTTTAAACTCTGGATCTTTGAGGATTGGATCCCAGAACTTATCAGTCTTGGTATCTTTCTCACGAACTTTTGGTTGCATCAATTCTCCAGTTGTGCGATCAACAACGCAGTACCAACCATTAGAAGGCTTAGCAACGAAATTGCCAGCAAGAGCAATATCCAACAAACCGCTATTACGCTCAACACCACCATCCCAAGACACAGACACAGGAATCTTAGACTTCTCTTTAACCATCCTAGACTTTTCAACATTAATGATGAAATCATAACCGGTAACCTCAGTGCCAGTTTTGTTTTGACGACGGCCAAGGATCCAGATATTGTCGGCCGAGTAGTAGATACCTGTACCACCCGATACTACAGCTTTAGGGAATAGACCAATCTCTTGATATGTATGATTTACCGCAAGCAGTGGAATATTTTTCATGGTCAAGTAAGGTGTTACCATACGGAACAAACCTTTGAGTGCCTTAGCACGAGACATATCAGCAACTGATTTCTCATTCAAAGCATCTTCAAGTTCTTTCTTCGAAGCAAGGTTACCAATAGAATCGATTACAATAATGACTTTATCATTACGTTCAATATTATCCAATTGGCCTACTAGATCAAACTTCAGTTGTTCTACATCAGTAATAGGAGTATGCAATACACGATTTGTATCAATACCAAATGCTTCGAAGTATGATTGTGGTGAACCGAACTCGGAATCATAGAATAACATTACAGCATCTTTATGCTTTCTGAGATATGCACCAGCCATGAGTAGGGCAAAGGAAGTTTTGAAGTGTTTCGATGGGCCGGCAAGCACAGTAAGACCCGAGGTCAAACCGCCATCCGGATCGCCAGATAGCGCAACATTTACCATAGGCACATCAGTCGCTACCATATCTTTTTCCCCAAAGTAGATACTATCGGCAAGTGTATCAGTACCTTTGATCTTTGAGTTCTTTTTTAGTTTATCCATTATAGACATTTGTATCTTCTCCAGTTTATTTTATATAGTATATTATAACACACTTTAATTGCATTGTACATCGTTTATTATACTAATATTCCTTCTTTGATTAATTTTTTTGCTACCAAGATCTCATCACTATAATACATGATGGCATCCTCGTATTTAATATCATAAAAATCTGCTACAAGTTGTATCGGATCTAATTCTTCCATTATAACATAAACGCATCTAGTTGTACACTACTATTTACATTAGGTTTACCTTGCCGCTGTTCCCATCCTGATACCCAACCAGAATTATTAATAATGTCTTCCGGAACGTGGTCAAATGTAGTATCGCTTCGTGGGACATAGTTCTGACCAAACCGTACGAAGTCACATAACACATCTTCGTTATCTCTTGGCGCTCCACCCATACGTTCACACAATAAGTCCATAAACTCATCAGTAGAATAACCTTGACTTAATACCTTCATACTTCGGATTGCGTTGTTTCCAAAATAACCATGTGACATATCATCAACCAGGTCCTTATGATAATCGCCTAAGTCATATGAGAATGCCGCGTAAACAAAATTAAATCGTTTATGCCCTTGCTCTATGTTATGTTTATTGAGATAATCAACAATAGACTTATGATCTTTTTTACCACCTGCATGTAACCAATCCATGAATCGATCGAGTAAAGGTTCAAGTTCATTTACCATAAAATCTAAACATGTAACACCTTTACGAGGAGAAGGTGGTTGGTTACCAATAGAAGTAAAGAGTGGTTTTCCTGAACTCTTTACGTGTATCATATGCTCTTGCATATCTTTAATATCTCTTAGATTGCCCCAATACTGAATATCATTATTGCGGTATCCGTGATCTCGAGTAAAGGATGCACCAGAGCCGGTGGTTCGGTGACAGAGATATACGTAGAACCAAGTCTTTAGATCCCATGAAGTAGTATCATAACCCTCGATTAATTTATGTCGAGTATCATCTTGATGGTGCCACTTTGGAGTATTAGTCATGAACTTAAGGTCTTGAAGGACGTTAGAGAATCCAGCAGCATTACGAGTAAAGCAATCATAAATATCGATTGCTTGCATAAGTGGATCATTTACTGCAGTGTCAGCCTCTGGACTATTGTATCCTAGCTTACCCCAATTAGAATTTAACTGTAACCATTTGGCACGAGGGTAATAGTAGTTGGCCAATATGTCCATGGCCTCTTCATTAATCCACTTTTTTGGCATTGTTTTTCTCCCAGTCACGATATGAATCTATTCTATCATAAATTGTTTCGTCTTCAGGTGCGACTTCATTACCTACATTCCAGAATAATACATCACGATCTGGATTATCCTTTTTAAACTGAACTGCAGGTGCCCAACCTTTAGCATCATACTCAGCGATACACGGGAATGGAGGCATGTCTTCTTCTTTAAGCCCTTGGGTGAATGCAAGCGGATGGCTAATGATTCGATCATGTCCAACTTCACCGGCTTTCATATTACGAGCAACAGCAACACCATGGAATGTTGCATTAGGCCATGCAATCTGTAATGATCGGTGTAGGACACCTGTAGATAACACTGTCCATACATCATCAGGCTCAGGAATCTGTGATGCTACTTTTACGAATCCAGCAGTCACTAATTCATGTTTTAATCCAAGTGGCACAAAGAAACAATTGGGATGTTTGTCTGCCCAGTTCTTTGCGATCAAGTTTAGATTAGGCATTGCTGCAATACGGTGGAAACTTACTTCGGCACCACGTTCGATACATGCTGCCTGGTGAGGACTGATTCTTTTGCTTGAAGGCATGAACAGACGAACCTTCTTGTTATGACGTTTTGCAACATCCAATAACGATACACCAGCAAGGCCGAATCGAGGTTGCACATAGACAATCGTATCAATATGTTCTGGTAGACTACTAATTAAGCAATCACCACCTCTGGTTTTAGATCCAACAAGAAGATCATCTCGTAATACACGTACATCATCATGAACTTTTACAACAGGTACAGGATTAGGATCAGTCCAATCCTTTGCTAAATTTAGATAATATTCTTTTGCGTCATGACGGTCGAAAACGCCTTCCATCATAAGGTTACTTACATCTTTATTCGTATTATCTATTACGTGTTTATTATGCGCCAATCTCGGTTACTCCCCAATCGTTGCTTCTGTAAAATGGTGGAGCAATATGAAATGATGATCCATGCTCCATAAATTCTTTTGCGTATTTCTCAGGGTCCATCGTATACCATTCCGTTGGTGGTTGGATAACTTTTCCGCCTGACTGTTTATATAGCTCATCAATAAATCTGTTTGTGAGGTCGTAACGTTCTTGCCATGACCCAAAGAATGGTTCTTTCTTATAAAATCCAGATTTAGGTATACGTCTGCCCTCAAATTCGATAGGAACTGGTGTTGCATAATATACATCACAATCCTCGGTTAACTCTAATGCTTGACCTTGTGTGACATACTCTTTAATTAGATTTTCTAGAACAAAGTCTTTATGCCTTAACAGATGATGACGGATATCAATAGAACCAAAGCACAATGTAATGTTACCACGGATTGGTTTACCTCTAAACATAGTACGAAGACCTTGTTTTAAAGCACCATGTAGGGTTTTACCATCATTACGTAGAACACTATCATTGTCTCGAGCAAATGCAATAGTATGTGAATCACCTAATGTAATTCCATCCATTTGTAAATCTTCTTGCTTTAGTGATTCTGTTTTTTTGAATCGACACGTGAGACCATTACACCATTCTTCGGTAATACCTTCGTATGTGGATGCAGCACCGATTCTTTTACGAAACTGTTCTCCCCATTCTGGCATATCATGGTCAAGAGATATTACATTTTTAGATGCGGCGATACGGTTAACTCTATCGTATACTGATTTGTCCGCACCCCCAAATAAATTAAGAGTACCGCCAAAGTTAGCACCATGATCGATATACACCGTGTCATAGTCCATTACTTTAGGAGTACATTTATAGTTTATATCTGAGCCTAGTTGCCTGTGCCAGGTTTGGGTCCACCCATGAACATGGGATTTAGCATTAACTGGTATATTACTTATCGGATTCGTAATCACTGAATTCATATTGTATTCCTACTTCATCAAACATCATTTTAGACAATTCCCAAGATTCTTTCCATCGGTCCATGCCACCCTCTACATCAGCCATTACGATTCGTTTGACTCCGGTTTGAATGATACCTTTTGCACATTCAGAACATACCGGTAATCCAACTACGTATAGAGTTGCTCCATCTAGTGAAACACCAGTATATGTAGCATTGTATATTACGTTCATTTCGGCATGTACTACATACTTGTATTTCTCGGCACGAGTATGCAGTCTATGATCGGTATCATTGATCCCTCGAGGGAAGCCATTGTATCCTTGGGATAATACTTGGCCTTTATCTGAAACTGCAACTGCACCGATCTTCTTAGATGGATCTTTAGACCATGATGCAATTTCCTTTGCCATAGCCAAAAATCTATGATCCCATTTATTATCATTCATCTTCAGATTCTTCAGCAACAAAGATTTTTAATGTTTGGCCGTCATCTTGACAACTTAAGTGGAGATCGGCTACTTTATAATTAGTATACGATCTACCATTTTTATCAATAATCTCAACACGTGTTACCTTAGGCATATGCCTTTCACTCATCATCATTTAATTTATTCCCATAATAATCATGCGTGCCTGCACGCCATTGCCGCTTTCGTTCTGCCAACTCTATGCTTGATGCATAACATGCTGCCACTCCTAATACAATAATAATCCCACCTAAAAAGTAACCAATTATCATTTCTAGCATCTTATTTCACCAGATCAAAGTGCTTTTCATATACGTGAAGATTTTGGACTTGCCAAAAAATATCACCTGGTTCAATAGAATCTTCAAAGATCATAACCGTCGATTTGTTCAGATCATCTACTAGCTGGTCTAAGACAAACTTTTGCCATGCATAATCGTTTTTATAACCAAAGACTACATCGTTACTTCGCATTTGAACTACACAATTCAGTTTACCGTCACGGATGTAATAGGTTACTGCATTCGTGCAAATAAAATCGTTCTTACCATCATCATCGAAATCGGTCCAGACACTTGGACGGTTATAGATCATCGATGCACGACGAGAATCAGGATTATGAATTAATTCTTCAAGGGCATTATCGTATTGATTGTAGAACTTATCTGAATAGATTAGATACCCATAGTTTGAATTGATTTCGCCATACTCATTGGCAGAGTATTGCCACGCGACTGGAGATCTGCCATAGATTTCAGATAACCTATTAATATTAGTCGACATTGACTGATACCACTCGATTTCAGCATCTACGTATTCATGATTTACTTTACCAAAGATTGATTCTTTATCAGCAAGGAAGCATGCACCGAGCATCTCGATAGTTTTGCCGCCATTACGATCAGTACAGAATCTTTCTGCTTCGAGTTCTTGAATGAAATATTCACGAATGTCATATACAGTATTCATTATTTTTTATCCTTAGTTGCGGAGTAACGATCATCTACTTCTGGGTGTTCCATTTGGTGAATCATTAAAATTATAAGCTGAGTAGTGGCATGGGTAAGATGCGAGCAGCCAGATTCTGGGTCGATATCTTCACCAGCATTCCATGCTAATAGATGCCTTTGAATAGAAGAATATGTACGAGAAAAGCTAGTACAATGTCCATCTTTACGCCAGTTGTTAACGCCATACTTGTCAGCACCGAACTTTAAGACTTTTGAAATTTCTATAAGAGCTTCGGATGGAATAAGCGCCAGAGGTGGTTTGTCAGTATCGAATTTAGCCAAGTGCTAGTCTCCTTTGTTTGCATAATGTGTATATTATACCACAGTTTATCATGAATGTACACACTTATTTTATTAAAATTCAAATCTATTATGCCGGTCAAGATTACGTATAGATTCCTTGGCATCAACGATTGCTAAGATTTCATATTCGACTTCCATACCTGCCTCTAGTTCGACATATTCCGGAAGCCATCGCCATATAACAAGCTTATCAGTCTTACCGGCTTTGATTGCCCGTTGGATCGCTGGAGATACGTGGATTCCGGAATGACTATGCATTTTATAATCCATAGAACATTCAAGTGCAGTGTGGTAAGTATCATATTCCCACTTTTCATACAATACTTGTTCATCATCAATAGATGCCTGATGATGCTCCGGAAACTCAGCATCTGCTCCAAATACTCCAGCGTTATATTTAGGTGCTTGTCGATTACGGTGTTGAATAAACTCAGGTGTCACAGTAGCTTTATATGTACCAATCATTATATTATTTCCATTTATAAAAAACATGGTCACCAATTGGACCAATAAGTTGCATCTGATGGCTCGATGCCCAGTAAGGATCTACGTAGGTGGCATGATAATGCGTTGCTCCCTCAGTAATTCCGGCGTAGATCCCAGTAGTAACCATACTATAAGATATAGCAAGTGCCTGATTCCAGGATCTTTGGTTAGTTATTTTATCAGATTTACCATCGCAATACCATGAGAATTGACATTGATGTTTGATAGGAACTTCTTTACCACGAGCTAGCCACCATTCTGATAACTTAGCCTGTTTAATAACACCGCATATAGTATTCGGGTATCTGGAGTCTTCTACTCTGTTAAGTACTACATCAGCAACGGCTATCTGGCCAGCGTAGTTATCTCCACGTGCTTCATGATATATGTTTTGAGCCATACATACTATATTATCATCTTCATACGATGTTTCATTAATAGCAGAAGCTGATCCGGATAATAATAACGCAGTCATAATACAAGTCATAGTTTTCATAATATATTACTTCTCGTCAGTTTGAAACATAGTCTGATATTTTGCTATTAAGCTTTTCTCAGATGCATTAGCTGGATGCTCCATGTTACCACTGTTTCCTAAATTATCTGTAACCGCATATACCATATTACCAGTATATCCATAGTCATCCGGAACATATTCAACTGGATAATCAATCTTCAATAATGGTAAAGAGTGTGTTGAATTATCATATAGAGTTCCTTCCTTCTCGTATTGCCGAAGTATTTGCATATACTTACCCATCCACTCATAAACATTAGTCGGATCCTGAGAGTTGGTTTTAACGATTCCATCTATAGTTTGGTCATATATGTATGTCGGCGGACTTTCTACATTATTCATAAAAACTAACCTCCCAGCGAAGTGCTCGTGTTTTAGTTTAAAGTAGTGGAGAGTGTCTTCACCGATGTGTATGTTCTCGAGAAACCGATGCTCAGCAGCCTTTCTAGAGTACCACGTAACTCGGCAATGGCTTTCTTCTTTTTCAGAATACTTTTTTTGTGCTTGATAGAACTCAATAACACGATCGTCAACTCCGTGTTCTTGTAACTTTGCAATTTCCACGTCATAATCGATATGGAAAAATCGCATTGCCATTGGAATTTTGCTAGACCCTTCTGGGTCGTACATCATAGATATTTGCTTGGTTAGGCATACGGCATCGGGCGGGTTTTTAGTATTGGCTAGATTATTATACACATATACGCCATGTGGTGTGAGGTAGTCATCACCATCAATCTGAACGCAGTAATCATTATCGCTCTCTAGAAACTTTTCGAGCAATGAGTTTTTACCCCTTCCTGGGGTGCCATTCGATTCAGTAATATAGTATTCTATCCCGGCTTGTTGACAATATTCAGAAGCTTCTTTCTCATACACCTTATCCTTAGTGTTGATAACCACTACTAAAAGGTCTATTGGGATATTACTGTACTCGATACTTGCATGGCGCTTGAGTAAGTCTAAATTGCTAGACGTGAGTACATAGTACTTTAATCGTTTCATATAGGGGGATTCTCATTATTTGTAATATACACATTATAACATATTATTATACGCTTGTACAATATTTTTTTACCAATGATGTATATTACCAGCGATGATTACTAAGCAGGTTATAAAATTGACTCCTACTACGATGGTTCTAATAATGGCGACTTTGTCTGCTTCCCAGTCAGTCTCGCCTTCTTTTTCGCCTAGGCTCTTTGCCCAAAGTCTCCAATACTTTCTCATCTTAACCTCAATCAAAGTTTTCAGGTGATGGCTTATCGGTCCAGATATTCGTTGCAAATACTTTACGAATGCCACTCGTAGTTTCGGTTACCTGATGTGGTAAACCACTAGGGAAGATAATGAGTCTGTTAGGAATAGGAGCAATCCTTTCAGATACTCCATTCTCATCAATCATCTCTAGGTATCCACCAGTAGGTTGCTCGTCATGACCATACAAAACAGATCCGATTTTAGGGACTCGAACCTCTCCAGTTTCTCTCCAGAGATATTCGTCTTTGTCATAATGTAATGGTAGATCGGCATCACCATCTGGAGTCATAATATTCGTCCAATGCTCAATACCATCAAAACCACCAAGATCTACATAACCTCTTGAATCAACATAAGACCATATATGGAATGCAATTTCGTCCCATACATTACGAGGAGGTTGATCCATGCCAAACCAATGATAGGTCTTAGGTTTATACCATAGACCTTCATATGTGAATTTGGACCATTGATCCTCGTTCAAAAAGTTATCGATTATGATCATAGTACGGCTTTAATATACTGTGCTGATACAATAACCGCTGCTTTCATGTCGTGGTCAATCGGCATCGATTTAGACCATTCAAGGAATACACGATCACCTTGTTCAATACCTACAGCATCAGGGCCAACTGCAAGAACCAAACCTGGTTGCGATGCTTTACTCACTTGAGCCGAAGATAAAATAATACCACCTGTCGTTGTTTCTTCTTTTGCTACTTCAGCGAGTAACACATTATCTTGTAACATTTTCATTTAGTTTGCTCCGAATAAAATTTTAATTACGCCACCTGCTAACATTAATGTTGCAGCAGCGTTTAATACGATGAGTGCTCTATCTTGCCACATAAGAGATACCCATAGCCATAACACACATCCAATAAATGATAATCCAACATCATACTCATGGAATCCTCCATTTGAACGGAATGCCATGGCGCATAGAACAATAACCGATGCTATCCATTTGACATACCAATCCAAAGTGTATTTTGGAGTAGCAGACTTGAAAATTCTCTTTGAATTCTCTATCTCTTCTTGTGTAAACTCGTTCTTTTGTACCATAATATATACCTACATATTGTTCTTAAATACGAATTCAATAGCTCGTTCCGCTTCTTTACGAACAGGACGATCTTTGTACCAACCACCTGTTGCACTATCAAGATCACGAACTATGTACTCAATTTCTTTTGCTGTAATAGGATAACCCTTAGACACAGCAGAACCAGCAATTGCTACCATAATTTGATACATCTTATAGTACCAACCACCGCCAGAGATTTGCTTATATTCTTCAACCTGTTTCTTATTTACAAATGGACAATCATTATAACCAGTCCAACTATAATCTCTGTTTGTCAATTGATTCTTACGATGAGCAACTAAACCTTCGCGAATTGCAGGTGGTAGTCTATCAAAGAAAGATTCAGCTGGTACAACATACTTATGCTTCTCCATAATAACATCCGGATTCATAACCTCACCTTCGTGCGTGAAGATAAAGTTATAAGCACCTTTGTATGTACCAGGAACATAATACATTCGAGAAAGATCTTTAGTCTGAATATCAGCAATATCACCAATTTCTCGATTCAATGCAAACCAAAAATGCTTGATCTGCTCATTAGGTATTTCACGAGTAAGTGGAAATACCAATCGAAACTTCGGATGTTCCTTTGTGGAACTGGCGGTTGAATAACAAACATATTTGTATTGCTCATACTTCTTATGAATGTCTTCAATGTCACCCTCATAGTCATCAACATCGACAATACCAAAACCACCCCAAGAGATAACATTAACATTAGCTCTTGTGGTGAGTGGAGTATACACCGCTGGGGAAATCAGCGGTGCATCCTTTTTAGTTTGGTATTTCTTATTCTTTGCTAGGTTATACAACACTTGCTCAAGATCATCGAATGAATTATAGTCCATTCGCTTATGAGTTTTGTTATCGTATATACTATCAAATATTGTTAAAGAGACCATGATTATCCTGGTGTGAAGGGGTTTCCCATCCCTCTGGCTTGATTAGATCCGGAAGGCCGAGTGGGTTTGGTCGCGATTCTTTCACACCAACTTCTTTAGTCATGTTTGATTCATGAACTCGATCCCATGCTTTATTCGCATCAATACCGAATTGATCTAGTGTACCGATTGCTACAACACATAGATCGATAAGGCCATCAACGATTTCTTCAGCATCCTTCATGCCAGCAGCTTTAAAGGTTTCGTCATATTCTTCTTTCAAGAAAGCTACGCGAAAATGCAGAAGCTGTTCCAGTTTGTCGGGGTTATTCTTAACCCATTCGTGTACGCCGTATTTGGCATGCATTTCAGCGATATCCGCTGCCCAGTTAGTACTCATTATACAATAATTCCTTGTTGTTTAGGGGTAATAATTTGCGAAGGATTCGCCATTTGCTCTACTTGAGCTGCAAGTTCAGGAACAGGATCAACCATAAAGACAATGAAATTATCTTTAATATTGACGCCATCCTTTGCATTGGTATACGGTGCAAATGGCATAAATCCAATCTTACCTTCGCCCGCTGGAATAAGCAAATGTCCGTCTTTAATTGTGACACTATTGTCACGCTCTTGGGTAATATTACCCACGATTTCTTCACCGCTTGATAGTCTTACTAGTTTCATATGTTTTCTCCGTTTAGGTTTATATTATACACTATGTTGCACCAAATGTACACAGTTATTTTCGCTTTATCCAAAAAAATCTTCAAGGGTTGCACGTTCCTCCGATGACCAATTAATGGCTGTCAGTACCGGTTCAATAGGATCTAGGAATGTCTTTTGAAATTGGGTATCGTAATCGATGTAATTATGCATTCCGAATTCCTCAGGCAGATACTGTGGGAACGCAATTACATTTTCGCCGATCGGATTAGGTTTTTTCATATACAAGAATTTGACCTTATCACCATTCGAGATTGGTTGATACTTCTTCGAAAGATTAAGATCTTTTACGCGCTTGTTAAACAGCAAAGAACCACGAACATGGATCGGAGTACCTTTCTTGTAGATGGTTTGGTTATTCTTGAATTCATTAACTTTTGATACACCACGCGGGAAAGCTACATCATGTGGTGGAAGTGTAACAAAGTAAGATTTGAAAGCTTGAATAGCTGCTTGAGTATTCCTTTCAGATCCGGATATGATTACCTTAAAGAGCTCTTTCAGAGCCTCACGACACGGTGCAGGAGTAGAAGACTTAATAGCTTCGATACCCATGATCTTGAGCTTTGGTTCAGCATAACGAACACCTTCATTGTCATGGACATTAAGGATATATCGTTTCTTTGCAGTCCAGATGCCACGATCGGCGATTGCTTCACGCTTCATGACCATACGGTCTTCGATACCACCCATCATTGAGAACAGATCAGCATAAGCTTTTGCCAAGACTGGTTCGAGTTTCTCTGATGATACCTTATCAAGGAAGTCAATCGGATTTGTAGGTTTAACTTTATCGACAAGATCACCTAGGTTAACATATAGGGAATCGGTATCGATAGCAATCACATAATCTTTTTTCGTGCCAAGCACTTTGTTAAGATATTTGTTGACAGCAACCTCAGCCCAACGGATAGTGAGCTGACCAGACAATGTAATAGCTTCAGCAATACGTTGGTCAAAGAATCGGAAATATCGATTGCCTAACGCACCATAAAGAGAGTTGAGAAGAATCTTGATCGCCATCTGCTGGTTTTCAGCAATGTTAATCTTACGTTCTACATCATAGATTGCTTGCTTATCGGCTTTGTCAATAATCTCTTTGTCTTTTTGGGCTTGGATCATTTCCTTCTTGACAAGGACACGTTCACTATACAGCTCATCAATGAGAGTGGGCAATGCACCTTTCTTGTCAGTTCGGAACATCTGGCCGTTACCGCCGATAGCTTTTCCAGGGTTGGTAACGCGTTGTTCACCGCTGAGTAACTTATCAATATTGATATTTGCTACCTCACCATCAGCAATAGTCTCGGTAGACATGTTGTACTGCATAATCAAAGATGGATATAGCGAGTTCAAATCGAAAGATACCACGTAATCATGGATGCCAACATGCGGATCTTTTACAAAGCCACCGGGATATGGAGATTTAAACTTTTCTTCATAGAACGGAATAGTCACATTGCTTTCATACAAGTGACGATAGATGATTGATTCCCAGATTGCGGTAGTACCAAAGGTATCGGAGTAGTTAACACCACCCTTATATGCTATGGTCATACATAGGGTAATAAGACCCATCTTGTCTTCCATACGGTCGACCAGCTCAACGTCTTTGATGTTATAATCAATGAACTTTTGGAAGTCATTTAGATAGAGAGAATGGAGGGAACCATGTTCTTCATAAGAGAGTTTCTTTTCGCCAAGTACTACGTGTGCAATATGGTCAAGACGATACGATTCTTGTGGTCCATATGAGTAACCAAACTTCTGGAACAATTCAAGGTAATCGACGATTGCAATACCTTTCAGTTCATAAGAACATTGAGTCCTGCCCATACGAGTAACATCTCTACGATCCACAAGACCCCAAGGTGAGAACTTTTTAGTTTGATCGTCACCAAGGATCTTAAGAGATCGATTGACCAGATACGGAATATCAAAGAACTTTACGTTCCAACCAGTGATAACATCTGGAGAGTGAGTATTAGAAAACCAGAATTCGATAAAGTCCATAAGCAGCTGGGCTTCGGTATCAAATTGTTTATAGACAACTCTATGGCTTTGCATATAGGAATTATCTACATCATAGTCTTGCATACCCCAGACATAGTAGGTATTGTCAATATTGTTTTTGGTTGTAATTGAAATAACTGGTTGTTCAGCAGCTTCTGGTTCTGGGAAGCCATCGTCTGATGCAACCTCGATATCGATTGTGGTAACGTTGATTACATTACGATCAAAATCGATCTTGCCGGGAAACTCATCATTGATGAAACAAGTGACATGTTTGTCATTGCCAAAGATAGTTCGGCCAGCGGTATGTTTATTTTCTGCAATCCATTCCTTGGCATCCCGCATGGAATCCATTTGGATTGGTGCAACTGGTGTACCATCAAGAGCTTTCCAGTCGGTTGGCTTTGTGGTAGACACATATAGAGTTGGTTTGTATTTTACGCGTTTAGATACACGTTTGCCATTCTCGTATCCGCGGTACAGAAGAGAATTGGCATATCGACTTACATTAGTATAGAATTTTGTCAAAGATCACCTCGTTCATAATATATGTATTATATCATAGTTTTGTCATAATGTACATAAAAAAATGAGGGAGTTTTGAAGCTCCCCCATTTAGGTCTTGTTCGATTACAGTGCAGCAGCCATAATAGTTACAAACGGTAGGCCGACAATAAGAAATACTGTCCCCACTGTTGCAAACATTACTTCACTATACATTGCAATCGAATCTTTGTGCTTACGTATGTAGCCCATAATTATCTCCAGTAGATTAGGTTCAATCTACCGAGTTTCTCTCAATTAGTCTTGTAGAAAGACGTCTTTGGTTGATGCCCCAGCAGATCCGATTTTGATCTCCCTAGGACGCTTTTCTTCTGGGAGTTCTACTTTCATGTGAATGACAAGTATACCGTCCCTTAGATCAGCACCGGTTATTACGACAAATTCTGAGATGCGGAAGCTTTTCTCGAATTTGCGTGACGAAATGCCTTTGTGCACGTAATCACGATCATCTACTGAACTACAACCATAGACATGTAAAATACCGTCTTTGGTTTCAACTCGTAGATCTTCCTCTTTAAATCCGGCCACAGCGAGTTCAATGTCGAAGAGTTGATCTTCTAATTTCACTACGTTATGCGGTGGATATTTGTCAGCCCCACTTCGAGCTGAGCTATGAATCCTTTCTAGATCATCGAACATTTTGTCGAAGCCTACAAAGAGTGAACGTGGTACGTGTGTGATTGCTTTATGTGTCATATTGACCCCCTAAGTTATTAAGCAAGGTTAAAAAGTGGATCCCGAATATCGGCAATCCACATATATTTATACACTATTAGATATAAGTTTTACTTATTTCCAATATTATATTTTGGACATAATTCCCACATCGGTTTCTCTTTGTGAGGAATTACTTTAATCTGTCTCAATGGTGCAATCTCTTCTGGTTTAATAGTATCAATGATAGTAATAAGACCCCAATCGCCCATGAGCGTTGCAATAGTATTACGTCTATGAATATCATTTTCCATTAGATTTGATGGCTTACCATCTAGCAGGAATAACTCTTTAAAATGAACAATAAAATATCTACCTTGTTTGTGAAGAATATGACAAGATTGATATAGCTTATTATCCTTACGAGAAGCAACTCCAATACGTGTGAGAGTTTCCCGGATCTTTAAAAAGTCATCTGGTTCTTTGAGCGTGACTTCCAGCATATCAGCCGGAGTCCACGAGCGAATGTTATTATTATCGTTTTCCACCTTTATAAATCCTTATTTTCAATTCGTCAATTTGTTCATTAGTTAGTAATGGTAAAATGGATTTAGCTTTTTCATCACTATAACCATAATATTCTTTTATAACAGAAATGCTTTGCTCTTCATTGGCCTTAAGCCATTTAGAGAAACGTTTCTTCTTACTAACAATATTTATAAGAAAATCAAATTGAAGCCGCGGGTCTATATTATGGTGGATATTCATTTCATTCGCAATAAGAACCGTATCATGGAAATATGATAAACCGCGATTTACCATAAATCCATTATACGCTTTTTCGGTTACATCATCGACCATGATATCTTTCTTTGAGGTATTAATGGCGGTCAAATAATCAAAAGGGTTCATGACTATTTAAACTCCACGTTAGCCATACACTCAGTAAGACATGCGACAAAGTTTAGTTCATGATCAGCAACAAAGCTATTCTTGTATTGGTAATCAGCAAGGATCAGTACCAGTTGAGGAATACTTTGTGGCTTCACATAATCAGACATATTGTCATAGATCTTACGAAAGAGAGCAGCGGGTTCTAAATCGATATTATCAGCAACCCACTGTCTCATTGATTTAAAGTTTTTATCCTTGAGGTTAGCCATAAGGCTATCAAGGGAAGCTTCTTGCAATGAGACAAGGATCCCGGTATCGATTTTACCTGACACAGAATAGCGTTGAAGTTCATTTAGAACACGACGCCAGTCTGGGCAGTACTTCATGATCAGCTCAGCAAGCACTGGCTTTTCAAACAGAACACCTTCTTCAGTAAGAATATATTCTGCACGTTTCATGAAACCTGCCATAAGTGGTGGAAGATCTTTTTTACTGAGATTAAATTCAATCACAGAACAACGAGAATGTAGTGGTTCAATAATACGATTCTTGAAGTTACATGTTAGAATAAACCGGCAGTTATTAGAGAATTCTTCGATGAATCCACGTAATGCAGGTTGGGTAGATTGTGGATTTAGATAATCTGCTTCATCTAGAATCACAACTTTGTATCCACCCTGTAAAGAAACCGAGGAAGCAAATTGCTTGATCTTACCTCGGAGTGTATCAATGTTACCTTCTTCCGAACCGTTAATAAGTAGGTAATCTAGGTCTAATTGATTACACAGAGCTTTAGCTACTGTGGTCTTACCGACACCAGCAGTGCCAGTAAAGATCATATTAGGTAGTTCACCACCTTCGACAATCTGTTCGAATGTCGATTTAAGGGCAACCGGAAGAATGGTATCATTGATTGATTGTGGTCGATATTTTTCGACCCAGAGAAATTCATTCACTTATAGTACCTCCCAACCAAGGACGGTACTAGTCCGGAATGACCTCCATGCTTCTTTGTCCAAAGCCCACGTTGCAATATGATCTGATTCAGAATTGACTTTAGATACTTCAATGTTGATACCATTAGCTTCAAGCACAGTGGGATTAAGGGTACAAGGCATTACTCGGATCTCATCACTATCAATCTTTTGGAAAGTTACAGTGACAGTACCCTTGAGTAACGCCTCGATTAGTTGTTGTTTTTCACTTGTTTGCATAATATAATTCCTTGGGGTTATTCAGCTTCAGGAGCTTCTTCAGTTTCTGTAGGTTCAGCTGGCGCAGGCATATTAGCCTTTACAAAAGCTGCTACATTGTTACGAGCGGTACCAATAGTTGCCATATCATTACCAGCATAAGCTCCAGCTTTAGCAGCAATGTCTACAGCTTGTACGAGGATAGCAAGGTCATTCATACCTAGTTGGCCTTGTACTGCTGGTGCTTCTTGATCTTCAACGGCTTGAGTGTTAGTTTCTTCAGTCATAGTTTTCTCCTAGTATTTACTATTTTTTTCGAGTGCAATAAAGTACTCAATTGGTTTTGTGGTATTCTTCCAGTTAGAAATAAGCTTAGATGAAATACCTACGTTATAGTCTCCATCCAATAGTTTCAGATTAGAGATATTCATAATGAATTCAAAAGCTTTTTCTTGTGGTTCATCAGATACTGCCATTTCATATGTGTTAGCAGTAGCATCTTTTGAGTCGAAGATTCGCAGTTGGATACCGTCAGGCGATCCGACAATTGCTAATTCGACGTGTCCCAAGGCTCCGGCTGCTTTACGTACTTGGTCCAGAATAGACTTCGTGAGCGTAACGTTGACTTCGCATTCAGGCATAGTAATGTCTTTTTGCGGGGTTGTCAGGATAGATGGCTCAGAAAAGAAGTACTGAACACAACCTTTACCATTTGAGATTTTAACTCGCTTGTCAGCAATCTCTAGTTTACCATCGGGTACTAGATTAAAAACTGAAAGGAATTCATTCAAGTCATAGATCCCCATGTCATGAGGAAAGTCTTCGGCCACTTCAGCGATTGCTAAGATGTTCTTGGCTTCAGAAATAGTTCTAACCTTTTGACCTGGCTTCAGAACCACATTAGGATTAATGGTGCTGAAGTTTTTCAGGACAGAAAGAGTATCATTTGATATATTAATCATATAGTTCTCCAGTTAATGATAGGTATATTATACCACAGTTTGAGTACAATGTACACACTTATTTTTCGTTAATTCGATCATGTTCATATAGTGCAAGAAATCCATAGTGGATAATCTTAACAATATCTTTTCGATGATCTGTGGGTGTGCCTTTCTTACCATAACGGCCGTTGTACTTATCGACGTTACCTAAGAAGAATCCTAGGCCATGGCCACGATCCACAATGACCTCAGAGGATTGTAATCCTCCTTGTCCATAATGTCCATTGTACGTAGAGTCAATGTATTGCTTAAACTCTTCGATCAATTTGTCTTCATTGAATTTATAATTTGGGGCTGGTTTCTTCATTTAATTTCCTTAAAATGGCGACGGCGGTGCCGCGGCGTCAGTTGTTACAGGTTCAGGAGAATCTACAGTTACTCCTGAATCCACTTTAGTGTATAGATCAAGGAATGCTTCCTTTGTATCATCATCAAAGCGTGAGGTACACAAGTCAATTGCTTTCATCTTATCGTTAAAGATAGAGAAAGTTTGAACAATGTGGCATAGACGACGAGTTGAAATAACCTCATCAATACCATCATCATAGAAGGTCTTACGTATAATATCCGCCCAATTGACTAGGTTCTCACAAAAGTTTGGATCAAGTGATCCATATTTTTCCATGTGCTTCTCGATGATCTTACGTTCCACTGATACAGATGGAAAATGTTGATCGATAGAGATTGTAAAACGCTCTAGGAAAGCATCATCGATAATGGATGCCGCAGTAAATCGGCCATCCTCTGATCCTTTACCCTTCGTGTTAGCGGTAGCAATCACGTTGAATCCACGTGCTGGTTTAACGATCTCACCAGTCTTTTTGATCATCACTGACTTACCCTCAAGAATACCCTGAAGACACATGATCTTGTTTGTAGCACGGTCAATCTCATCAAGGAGAAGGATCGATCCTGTCTCCATAGCTTTAATGACTGGACCTTTAGCAAAAACTGTCTCACCGTTGATGAGTCGGAAACCACCAATCAAATCATCTTCATCAGTCTCAGGGTTAATCTGAACACGGATGTATTGACGCTTGATCTTCGCGCAAGCTTGCTCAACCATAAAGGTCTTACCATTACCAGACAAACCAGAGATGTAAGTAGGATAGAACATCTCGGACTTAACGATCTTAACGATGTCGTTGAATGAACCCCAAGGAACAAACGTTGGGTCGACGTCAGCAAAGGTCTTTTCATCATTCATAACAGATGTGACCATACCAATAGCTGCAGCGACAGGAGCCTTTTTAGGAATTGTAATACCTTCCATCATAGATGATAGGTCGTATGAACCGGTTTTGAACCGGTTTTCAGCATTACAGATTGGACCCCAATAGTCCTTGCCGGTGAATCCTAGAGAAAGCGTAGTTCGCTCAATAAGACCTTTTCGGAAGATGTTGCTATCAGGCTGGATTGACTTGAGTTCTTGCAGGATTTTAGTAGTCGAAATTTTCATCATAATATAGCTTCCTCATCAATTTATATAGGTATTATACCATAGATCTCACGTAGTGTACAATACTTTATTCACTTTTTTTAAACTATTTTGTTATATGTGACATAAATGTCACACATTTTAGTTATAAGGGACTGTCTCATTATGCAACAGCCTTTCCTAATTTTGTCATTAGAACCTTATTGGTCTTCTTAGATTTTGAGTATTTCTTGAACTGAGTGGTCACTTTGCCTTTGCTATCCTCAGCAGTAGCATCAAACTCGTCAGCATCAGTGCTTAGGTTGTTCTTGCCGTCTTTAAGGATATAGTAATCGTCATATCCAAGAGTATCAGAAACATGCAAGCAACGATTATTACGGAATTCTTTATTCATGTCACTCCGCGCCCAATCCCAACGATTTAGTTTAGAATTATCATCGAACGCATGTTGGTGTCTGTATGCCATGGACCGAGCGTCATCAGCAATAAAGAAGCCAATATTATTTGTACCTAACTGCTTACTCATATTCTCTAATATAGATTTACATACATCGCTATGATGAAATTTTACAAGCTTCTTATCAATAGGTATTTGATAGTTTCTCGTATCAGTCAAGGTATTATTGTCTATGTCGCGACGGCGGTATACACTAACTCGATTTGTGTCGCCATCAGTCAATGTGACAAAATTCATCTTCTCTACATTATGACTATTAATGAAATCTTTAACCAGGTAGTGGCTTATGATTAACGCTTGGTGCAATGGAGTAGAACCATATTCTTCAAAAGGAGAAACAAAATCCTGATCTTGACAAAATCCTGCATCAAACATATGCGCATAAGAACCATAAGGTCCATTACGTAGGTCACCGTGGTGTTTACGAAGGAAAATTTGGTACATGGATTCTTCAAATTGTGATTTTTTAAGCTTAGAATTAGTTAGCTCAAACAAAGATAAACTATCTAGATCTAAAGCTCCATGCATATCAGACTGCTTCATATCGTATACACCTGAATCGTCTTTGCCAGTAGAAAACCCATACACCGCAAATGGGATATTTACTGATTTACAAAATGCAACAAGGTGACAGACTTGATCAAGCACCGAAGGCATTGATTTGTACATGGATCCAGAGAAGTCAATTAATAAGAACATACCATGGTTCTTAGCATTTGCTTCTTTCGTAACACGAGCAAAGATATCATCATTAAACTTATAACTATGGACTTTATTAACGTCTAAAGATCCAGTTTTTGCGGTAGATGAACGTTGATATTGATATGCTGCTTTACGCATCTCGAACTCTTTTACTGCTGGAACAACTGATTTCTTTACACCTTGAAAGTAAGTCTTATATTTCGCGTAGTATCCAAACGTTACCTCTTTAGATGTAAACGAGTCATCACCATTACGTCCAATATTTTGTACACGTGCTCGGTCAGCTGCTAGCATCGCATACGGAACTATACATTTTTCACGTGTCTCTTTTGACAATTCGTTAATAAAAATTGGCTGAAATCCGTTTGAATTTTGTTCGATCAATGAAGATTCTTTACTACGGAAGATCTCATCCGTAACCGATACTTCTTCTTCTGGATTATGCTCAGGTTGAGACGACACAGTAGATTTTTCTTCTTCGTCCTCTTCCTCGTCATTTGGAGTCTCACCCTCTTGATCGTCATGACCAGACTGAGTGGGATCTTCATTTTCTTCAGGAGTATTTGTATTTGACTGAGTCTGCGACTCCGTACCTTCATCGCCAGACTCATCTTCATCATTCTTAGATGGTGCTTTATTAGACATTAACTCAGTCTGATTCTCTTTTTGGTACGCCAAGATATCACGAACAATTTGAACAACTTCACTCCAAGTCTCGGCAACTAGAGCACGGTCAAATAGGACTTGTTCTTTGGTATTGAATGGAACTTCGAGCTCGGTAGAAAGCTTGGACTTTAGGTTGATCTTGTCAATTAGCTTCATCTCATCAAAGTTGTACTCTTCAGCATTACCGAAGAAACCCTTTTCGATGAGTACCTTATAACCACGACGCATTGGAGAAATCAATCCAGGATACGTATCACGAATCTTACGTTCAATACGAACATCTTCAATCACATTGAGGTACGAACGTGGGCAACCTTTGATCTCTTGGTTACTATCATGCCAACCATCAGCAGGAGTAAACAAAGCGTGACCAACCTCGTGACCAACCAACAGATCGTATACGTCTTTACCATGATCTTCCCATATAGGTAAACCAAGGACACGATTTGCAGGGTCAAACCAAGCAGTATTATAGTTACCATGGCGAACTTCGAGGTTCTCCTTGGCAAGAAGCTTGGCGAGCATCGGATTAACTTGTAATGTCATATGTGTATCCTTATCAATTTATGTAACCATTATACCACGGACAACTGGGTATGTACACAACTATTTTGCGTATTTTGCCATTTTTTTATACTTTTATGGAATATGTGACATAAATGTCACACTTTTTGGTTATAAGGACTTCATCTTAGAGAAATTATGCTCTTTATGGAATTCAATCTTAGATCTAAACTTATTCTCTAGGATATCACCTTTGTGGGATATGATAAAGACGTTAGATCCCTCTTCTAAGGTATCAAGTATCTTGGTCAAGTTATCGATACCATCATGATCCAGAGACGAGTCAAAGGTCTCATCCAATACTAACAGATTGGTAGAAGCACTATTCTTCATCTTAGCAATCTGTCTCCACGTAAACAATAAGGCCAAATCAATACGTTGTTTCTCACCCTCTGAGAAAGACGCATAGTTAAAGTTATCCCTATGCCGTGATTTGATTGTTTCACTGAATGTCTCATCAAGATGGAACGAAACAAAGAAGTCAAGAACCTGTAGATACTGGTTAATAAGCTTATTCATCACCGGCAGATATTGCTTAATGATCTTAGTCTTGATACCAGTATCTTTAAGTAGCTCAGCAATGATTTCGTTGTATGTTCTTTCTTCTAGGTACTTAAGCTTACGCTCGGTTTGAGTATCCTTACTATCTCGTAATGTATCTAGCTCTTCTTTTGCGCCAGAGATATCACCAGTTTGACTAGAAAGCTTTTCGATTTCTTTTAAGGTCTTATTGATCTCATTCTGAAGTATAGCAATCTGATCATTATTCGAAAGGATTTTTGCCTGACGATCTTGTAATGATTTAAGTTTAGCTTTACTTGCCTCAGCCTGTAATGTAGCCTCGTCTAGTTTACGTTGTAGATCAGTAGTTGCAACTTGTAGTTCTTTAGCTTTAGTTGAGATTTCAGAAACCTTTTGGTCTTTCTTATCTTGTGTAATCTCCTGATCACATGTAGGACATGTGTCATTCTCAGTATAGAACTTAGATTCTTTGACTAAAGATTTCATCTTAGACTTGAACTGCATATCATAGGCTGATAATTGATTGATAGAACCATTTACCTTTTTATAATCAGTCTCACCAGAATCCATTAAGGTAGAAAGATTCTTACCTAGTGCCTGTGACTCAGTAAATAACGTATCGATATTACCCTTTAGATCCGATATGGAATCATGCTTCTGTGTAATCTGATCGGTATTTAGAGATTCTAGGTTTTTGATATACTTAGTTTGACCATCAATCTTTGTATTGATCAAATCAATCTGGTGAGTAATATCTTTAATCTCTTCCTTGATCTTAGAGTTACGTTCTTTGAGTAGACCATTCATCTTTGTGAAAATGTTGATATCGAGTAGATCTTCAATAACTTCCCTACGTGACCATACTGGCATCTGCATAAAGGGAATAAAAGAACTGCTACCCAATACCACAACCTGATGGAATGATTTATGGTTAAGCTTTAGAATATTTTGCTCTAAGAATTTTTGATAATCTTTGACAGTAGATGATTGGTTAATCATATTGTCGTTCTGGTAGATCTCAAACTTATTAGGACGTATTGATCTCATGATACGGAAGTCGTGTTTACCTACCGAGAATTCAACCTCAACCACAGCATTTTTCTTATTGATTGAGTTAATCAATTGATCTTTCTTGATATCCCTATGTGGTTTACCAAACAAACCAAAGGATAACGCGTCTAATAGTGTAGACTTACCAGCACCATTTTGACCAACAATCAATGTAGTTGGAGATCTATCTAAACTAATTTCAGTGAATTCATCGCCAGTGGATAGAAAGTTCTTCCACTTGCAAGACTTAAATTTAATCAAAATTAAACTACCTCTAAATTCTGTGCTTCTGTATATAATTCTCTCAGACGCACTTTAATACCATCTTTATCTAGATCTGTATCAACTGCATCAACATACGTATCTAGTAAGTCTTTTGTATCTTCTAAGGATACTGCTTCATCTTCAACATTATCACCCTTGTATTCCTCGAAGCTTTCAGCAATCTTTAATTCGTGAGAATCCACATCCTGTAGCTTGTCGACAAACCTATCAAATTGATACAGATCCGTTTTATTAGCTACAATGAGTTTCACAAATTTCTTTTCGAATTGCGTCATATCAATGGTATTATAATCTATTTCTTCGTCATTGTACACAAATTTTTTAAAAATTGTATTTGGATTTCTTATTGCTGTAATCTCACGCGTCTCAGTATCAAGTACATGGAAGTACTTAGGATCATCTACATCGTTCCATGTGAATTCGAATTGTGAACCTAAATAGTGAATATTGGCCTGAGAAGACTTCGTATGGAAGTGTCCAGATAGTACCATCTCAAATCGACTAAACAGATCAGGATTCATACCATGAGGGTTAGGAATACCTTTATGCATATCAAATCCAGTCAACTCAAGATGAGCACCAAGTATTGGAGCCTTACATTTCGCAATGAAGTCTGTGTATTCAAGATAGTTTTCATTATTAATCCATGGTACAACTGCAACTTGAAGTCCACTATAATCTAATACGGTAGGCTTCATGACGATATTAACATGGGAAGTAAAGTGTCCAAGCAGTTCTTTAAGGCTACATAAGTCATTAGTGTTTTTGTAAAACACATCGTGGTTACCTGGGATAATATCCATAGTAATGCCGGCATCTCGCATGGGTTCAAGGAAATGCTTTCGATTTGAATTAAGTGCTTTAAAATTAACGAACTTCCGATGCTCGTAATAATCCCCTAGGTGGAGGATATTCTTAATATTATGTTCCTTCAAGTACGGAAAGAATACCTCTGTATAGAATTTATTTTGATGTTCTATAAAGATTTCTGATGAATTACGTACACCAGCGTGTGTATCATTTAATATAGCGACTTTCATATATTATACCATAAACAATTCTAGTTTTTTGAGATTCTTCTTCTCTTCTTTAGCATATTCTTTGATTGCTACATCTTTGTCTCTGATCTTATCGATACGATTACGTAGGGTATCCACATAGGCAGCAGTAACACCAGCAGCTTCACGATCCATGCCGATTTCCATAAAGTCTTCAATACCCATCTTTTCAATGAATCTAAACTTAATATCTTGTTGCTTCTTCTCTTTTGTAATACGTCTAATAAAGGCAAAGTAACAGATCTGGGTAAAATATGAAAATGCGTTAGGTTTACCGGTACGAGTAGCAGTTTCGATATTATAGTTATGGATTGCTTTGAGACAATTTTCAACTGCGTCCATTACCATTTCTTCTCGATAACTATATCGTACAAAGTTAGGACGGTGTGATAGTCCTTCAGAGATCTTCATAAAGCATGTTGCAATGTAGTCTGTAACAACAGGAATCTTTGTATCGTTTTCCTTTGCATCTCTTACAGATTGTACATAATCAACAACGGCATATGAGAATTCCCTATTATTGACATAGTGTGGTTTTTCTTTAGGTTTTAATTTAGCCATGTGTATTCTCCTGTATAGTGTATATTATACAACAGTTTGCGGTGAATGTACACAACTATTTTAGATAATTGATATAAAAAATTAATTTAAAATAAATGAAAATAAAGGTGTACAAAGTGGGAAATATGTGTTATAATATATTACTACTCCCGGGGGACAGAGGTATACTGTGATCAATGAATGGTTGTTGGGTCATATGACATATCATCAAAGTCTAAATCAAGTTGTTCTTCATCCATTTCATCATCGTATTCAGACATATCAGTATCATCTAGTGCTAACTTAATGTATGTCAGCTTAATATCATTATCAACTTCAGCATGAGAGATTACATTGGATTTATTCATCTTTATAACATTAGTATTTGATAATGAGAACCATGGTATCAATTGGTACTTATTTGGAAGTACGCTAGTAACGGCCAGCGGCCGTTCTATTAGATAGTTATCATCGTTATCAGAGGCTACAAGACAGACAATCTCTTCGCCACTAATAAGTTTCATTTGTCGGATATTTAAATTATCGATATCAGTCATTATATTACAGTCCTATCTCATAGATTTTATATTTAAATTTCTCTTTGCTGTATATACTTATACGTACACCAGCATGCTGTAATGTGTAGTTCTTCTTAGCTTTCCAATGTAGATCATCAGCTATATCAAATACTTTAGTGCCTCTACCGTCTGCACTCTTCCTTAATCCTCGACCAATGCTCTGAAGTACTTTAATCTGAGACTTACTAGGTGAAGCAAATACGATATTATTTAGTGACTTAATATTAATACCAGTAGAGAATGTACCAAGCGAAGCCACAATAATGGCATCAGTCTGAGTCTCGGTTAGCGCTCGTATTTGTTCACGAGTATCAACATCAGTTTCACCACTCACATAAAACAATTTACGATTTGTGTGTGCTATTTTTTCCATCTTTTGTCTAAGCAGATCATGTAATGGTTTGCCGTGTTTATCCACAAACTGAAAGAGTACTAATGTATTGCCATCCTGATCAAGTGCTAGATTTGCAATAAAGTTATTACGTGCTTCGTTGCGTACAATATAGTCTACCTCATCCTGATACTTCATCTTAGAGACCACTCTACATGTCTCATCATCATACTTTAGAAGCAGTACCGATATATCCAAATCAGCCAAAGCCCCAGAATCAATAAGTTCTTTCGTCGTAGTAACCTTCTTAACTGGTCCAAATAATCCTTCTAATACCAACTGATGAGTCTGTGATCCATCCAATGTACCAGTAGTACCTATACGATATTTAGCATTATGGCACTTCTCTAGAATACTAGTCAATGACTTAGCTTTAAAGTTATGGGCTTCGTCACCAATAACCATACCAAAGTTTTCAAACCAGGCTGTGGGTAACTTGTATATCGATTGCCATGTAGTGATGATCACCCGGCTTTTCACGCCAAACTTCTCTTTACCAGAGTAGATTCTGTGGCAATTATCCTCTACCTTAAAATCTTCCTCAAAGTATGCATAGTCCTCAAAGTCAGAATACATCTGCTCTACCAATGAGGTAGTTGGGACGATCAGTAATATATTAGCGCCATACGTCTCAAGATAGTAACGAATAGCCATATAGATTATCAATGATTTACCAGAAGCCGTTGGTGACAAAAGCAAAGCTTGTCTATTTCTGAGTGCATGATCTAAAGCATTTAGCTGATAATCTCTAGGCTTTATCATTACCTTACCTGCGCTTAATGTGAGTTCATCCATTAAAGCAGGAATATCGACTACCTCCTCAGTATCAGGACGACCATATACGTGGTTCTCCTCTACAACAATTTGGTAATCTCTTACCTCGGCGAATTCCTTTAGGTATTTAAATAGACCACAATAAAGAGATTCCTTTCTCATATCATACATTCGGATCTTGCCATCCCACATCCGGTTCTTGTACGCGGGCATGAACTTATATCCAGGTACGTAAAAACAAAAATGTTCAGACAACTCCATTCCGATGCCAGGATCACATTCTATTTTTAGCCAAACATGATTAAGTTTTCGTACTCTTATTTTTTCCATATTATAGGACTACTACACCTTCGGCAATAAGCCTCTTTCTATTTGACAGATGAGCAGCATCTACATCATCTTTGCTACCGCCAAAATATGCAACTGCATGGCCTTCTTGAATAAGAACCTCAGTCACTTTTCGGTTATCATCAAGGATAAAGTCACCTAGGATACGACCAAACTTACCTTTCATATCTTCGCCCTTCTTAGATACTTCGGTCTTTAATATTGCTCCATCCTTGAGCAGTTCTTTCAACTTGGCCTTAGACGCTAGACCAAACTTCTTCTCTACTTTATCACGTGTTCTCGATTCAGGGGTATCGATACCCATAATGCGCACACGCTCTTTTCTTAACCATACACCAAATCCTAGATCGATGTCTACATCTACTGTATCTCCATCAACGACTCTTAAAACTTTTACTTTATATTCATACATTGTTATTACATCCCACTGGTAAATTTCTGCCAATCGATGGCATTCTTAATTGATTGATGTCTCCACTTAACATTATCTATAATCTCTTTCAGAGTATCATTCACTTCCTTAAGATAATCAATTCTAGCCTGTGATGCCTGGATATCTGGATCAGCATCATAAAATCTATCCATATCTCCTTTGAGTACAGTAAGTCCATTCAACGGGTCATATCCCCAACCAAGTTCATCGATTTGAGCCTTGTCCATTTTTCCGTTATACCATAACCATTTATTCTTCAATAGGACTTTGAAGTCCATCTCGTGCTTCTTTACACGTAAACGGTTGACGCTTAGCATCTCTAGGTATTTTGAGTGAAGTTTTGCGGAATCGCGTGATGCTTCATCAAGATTCAATTCTTCAATGATTGAGTCTTTTTTCCACATCTGTAAAATTTGTTCAAGGTTATTCATTATATCTCCATAGTATAGTATATGTATAGGTTTACATATTATAACATATTAGGTACTGCTTTGTACACCTTTAAACGAATCTATATTGAATATATTTAAATGTCACACTACATTCAACGTAGGCAACTTCAGATTCGGTAGCACTAAAGGTTATTTCGCTCAAATCAACAGGGAAGATCTGATCAAATTTAATTTCTTTTGTCACGTTATTGTGTGAGGATAATACCATAAGAGTGGCATCTGCTCTGTGAGCCTGGTCATCTACAACAAGGGAACGGATCCAATCATATGTTTCAATGTAGTTATCCATATTCTCAGTAACGTTAAACTTAATAGTAAGGTCACCAAAGTTAAGTCTATCACCAGGTTCTGCGTTATTAATAGATCCATACGGCAATGCAGCCTCAGACAAGGAAATATTAGGCAATGTAACGCCTGAACAGAAGTACTCTAAGTTAGGATACTTAATACTATCAATCTTAAATTGAAATCCAACTGGACTTAAAAAGTTTTTGTTTGCAGTCAATGATGCCATGTTAACCTCGTTTATCTTATACCTTTATTTATACGTCTTAGGTGCGCCATCCTTGGCCGGCTTGCTCCTAAAACTTTACTTAGCTTTTGACTCTTCGACGCCAGTTTTATCGGCGACAGTTTTAATTGTACCAGATGCAACATCCAATGTTCCGGTAGCAACACCAGCAACGTCTGATGCAACACCGTTAATAATACCCTTAGTGCCATCAATTACTGAGTCAACTGTGCTACATCCAACCAATAAAACTACGGTCATTAATGCAAATAACTTATGCATAATAATCTCCTATCCTGTAATTCCGAGGGTGGTTTCCTATCCACTCAGGTGCAGTACGTACCACTTGATACGCAGAACATCATCCATTGTAGTTATTTATAAAGAAAAAAAAAGGGGAACCGAAGTTCCCCTTTTAAAACTATAAAGTTTTAGACTTAGCTAACCATCAACGAATCTACACGGAAGATTCTGAAGTATGGGTTTGCACGGTCAGTACCAACGCCGTCAGCAGCAACGAAAGGATTCGCAACCATACCATAACGAGTCTTGAACCCGATACGTGGCTGGAAGTCTTCTTCGCCGATAGCTTTAGACATAGTAAGTGGTACGTATGGGCAGTAGAACAAACCAGCGTCATAAGGGTTAGAACCACGGTAGCCAACGCAGACATAGTCAGCAGCAGCATATGGATCGATATAGACCTTAGTACGACCGTTAAGTACACCAGCAAAAGTGTTACCAGTATCATCAACGTTCAGGTTAGTTGCCAGAGCAGGAGAGTAGTCCAACATGCCAGCAGCAGCAAGTGCAGAAGCGACGTCAGAAGAAACGATAACATAGTTACCTTTACCGCGACGAGTTTCTTTAGCAATTACGTTAGCTTCACGCTCGATCTGCATAACCAGACCTTTGAACTTCTCAGCCATCCAACGGCCGTCTGAATCAGTGCTTACATCGAAGGCACCTTTCAGAGCAACGTTGGCTTGTTGTGCACCAAGCTTAGCTTTAGTCAACACAGTACGAACAACTTCACGGTTGATTTCAGCCAGAATCTCGCTAGACAGGATGTTAGCAAGCTCAGACTCAGCGTCGAGACCGTGTACGTTCTTAAGGTCTTGAGCCAATTCAACAGTGTACTCAGCTTTCAGAGCACGGGTTTTAGCAGTTACAGTTGATTTCTCAATGCTAAATGCCATTTCACCAAATGCTCCACCAGTGTTACCAAGGGCTTCAGCAGCTGCAGTAGTAAGGCCGGCACCGAAAGTCGAAACGTTAGTTTCGTCAGCCAAAGTGGCGTCCGAATCACTATCAGTTACACCCAACAGACCCGATGGATCAACTTCCTGAGTACCAGTACCAGAGAAGGTAGTATCAGCTTCGTTGAACATTGCTTCAGTACCACCTTGAGTAGCATACTTGCTCTTCATAGCGAAGATCAGACCAGTAGGACCAGTCATAGGCTGTACGCCAGCAATATCATATGCAATCAGGTTAGGCATCGCTCTACGTACCAAAGAGATAAGTACGGGATCGAAACCAGCTACGCTTCCGCCAGTTTGGTTAGCAGCAGTTTCGTTCAACTGGAAACCAGAGTGGGCTTTTTCTTCTTTCATTGCAATTTCTTGGTTTTCCAAGAGACGTGCAGTTACCGACTTGCGGTATTGGTCTTGAATTGGGGCAGCATCAGTGTGCTCCAATACGGGAGACCACTTTTCGATTAGATTTTTATCTTGATCAAACATTTTAATTTCCTCTATATGGTATAATGTTTATTAATTTTATTTAGACTTAGCAATTGCTTGCATGTATCTAGCCATTGAATCAGGTACTACACCATCTGGTGCTTGCTCTGATCCGATTAGTTCAGCATCTTCTGAGATTGATTCACTTGATTCCTTAGCGAAGTAAGATTCTTTGATAGTCTTCACTTTCATTTCGAAAGATTCAGCATCAGTAAAATCTAGATCTTCTACCAAAGAGCTAAGTTTCTCAGCTTCAGTAGTTACTAGTTGTGAAGAATACTTCCGCACGATGTCTTGACGAACAAAGCTCTGCAAGCCTTCATGCATTTGGATATTTTCTTCTGTGGATTTATTGAGTTGCTCTTCTAGCTCAGCTACTTGACCTGCCAATTCGTCGAACATATCAACTTTAGCTTCTGGCACTTCAATGTAGTGTTCCTTGAATACAGACTGCAAAGATGCCATAAAGTTCTCTGCAATTTCAGTGCGGAGACCATTTTCAATAGCAACTTCGTTATCTTTCATCCAGCCTTCAACTACATAGCTAAGGTATGAATCTACCTTCTCTACTAGATCAGACTTGACAGAAGAAACTTCTTCTTCAAGATTTTGAGCATATTCGCTCTCGAGACGTTCGATTTCGGCACCAACTTTAGTTTTCAAAGCTGATTCAAAAATCACAGCGGCCTTCTCACGGAAACCATCAGACAAAGTAGCTTCTTCAGCAACCATGACGTCAAGATCTTCTTGGTAATCGATGTGTGATACATCAGCTTCAACAGCTTCAGCAACAACTTCTTCACCATCTACAATCTCAACACCCTCGGCAACCTTAAGCATATTCGCATAGATTTTTTGAGCGTCTTCTTTTTTAGCCTTCTTCAACATATCATATGCAGCAGTTACAATTCCAGCTTTAGTTTTAGGCATTTCCATCTGAGGAGCTTCTTCCTCACCTTCGTCTTCATCTTCGTCTTCGTCTTCATCAGACTCATCTTCAGATTCAACTTTTACGCCTTCTTCAGCTTTCTTCGCTTCAAGAACTTCTTCCTCGTTAGACTCAACTTGTGTTTCATCAACGAGCTCTTCAGATTCTTGAATTTGCTCTGCATCATGAATGTCTTCGACTACTTCATTTTTTACGTCTTCTGACATTACATTCTCTCCTTTAAAGAGTTATACAAGTTTCGAGAGGAAATTCTTAAACGCTTTAATCTCAATATCAGAAGATCTCATATTGCGAGCGGTTTTTATTTCAGTCTCAATTAATTCAATTTCTTGAGGTTTAAGGATACCATTATCCCAGATCCAGTCGACTCCCTCCATAATACCATTTACAAATGCTTCAGGAGCACTTGGATCTTGTACTATATCAACGGTTGCTAACATAAAATCATCTTTGACATACATGGTGCCATTACGACTCTCAAGACTACCCATACCACGACTTGATACACCAAGCTTAACGCCGCCCTCAAGTAAACCGCTAACGATATTACCCATAGGAGTATTAAGGATTGATGCTTTTCCAATAACATTATTTCCCTCAAATCTGAGTTCCGTAATCTTATGTGAAACTTTGTCTAGATTAATAGCTGGTCCCTCAGGGTGGTTTAGTTCCCCTACGGCTCTACCAGTTAATACCTGCTCATTAACATATCTATTAACGGCATTCTCTAGAATACTTCTTTCATAAATGCGGCCATTGCGATTCTTCGCATCAGCCATCATAAAAATTCCTTCGATAACAAAATTATTTTTGCCATCTGCTTTTTTCTCGGTAATGATCTGTAGATCAGAACCATCTGTATATTCAGCAATTAATTTCATTGTTCGAGTTCCTCGCCCATAAGCTTGATAAATTCGCCAGCAGACTTCTCAGCATCGCCAGCGGATTTATAGTTATCATCTAACTTATCACCATTAATATAGACGATATAATCTCTGCCCTTTTGAGCAATTGTTACTTTAACATTCTTCTTCTTACCAAGCTTAAGGGATTTGACTTCCTTCTCGCCTGATTCGAGTTTTTCTCTGAGTTGTACGAATGTTAATGCCATATACTTATTCTTCTTCTTTAGTAGTAACACGATCGATCATGGTAGAACCTACTTCGATTCTTTTTGCATCCAACGCATCGGATAGCTTTTGTGCCATGATATTATTAAATTCTGCACCCGAGGCAATATTATCACCATCTTTTAATGCATTAATAAGGTTTTCTGTGCTCATATCAATTTGTCCTTGTAATATATTTATAATATTTATAATCTCTAGAAGTCAATTTCAGCTTCATTTTCGTCGCCGTCTTTCTCTTCTTCGATTTGTTTTTGCATTTCTTCAATCTCTTCATCAGATTGTCTAAGAATATTCTTACGAACCCATTGATGAGATACATATTTACCTATATATTCATCCATAGATTGAAGCATCTCAAATCTTTCTCTCAGAATCTCATTATACTTTAATTCAGAGAAATAGTTATCTTCAATAAAGTCGAATGTAATATCTTCTTTCCAGTTATCCCAATCAGACTTAGTAATAACACCCTTTAGAATGAGTTGGGTCTTAAGTAGCTGTACAAACAAGTCGGAAAATTTCTTACGAAGTCTATCAATAAACTTCTTAAATTTAACTTCATCTCTTGATATCTCAGTAGATCTGCCTAGAGAGAATTGCGATTCTTGTTCCAAACGATTCAACGGAACATTCAACGATCTATATAGCTTCTTCTGGAAGTATAGAATATCATCAATCTGCCCTAGGTTTTCACCACCAGGAAGAGTAGTAATTTCTGTACCTCTTCCACCTTCTCGGCGAGGTAAGAAAAAATCTTCTAGCATAGACATATGCTTACGATCATCTTTAATATCACCAGTACTTGCATCATATACCAATTTATTTCTATATTGGTTCATAATACCACGCAGATATTCTTCTGCTTTACCTTTTGGAAGGTTACCTACATCGATATAAAAAATTCGACGCTCTGGAGCTCTAGAAATCCTATAGATTACTAATGAGTCTTCCATCATTCTCAATTGGTTGACCGGCTTAATTGCCTTTTGTATATGGGATAGGATCCGCTTACGTGATGGATCTAACATTCCTGATGTACAATATGCAATAGAATCTCTATGAATCTTAAGACCCGTTGTATTCTTGTCACCCATAGACGTGTTCATAAAAATAAAATATTCCTGAGACGATTTGACTAATGTAGCCCCAGTTTTTGCATCTTTTGATTCTTCAACTTCTTTTACTTTACGCAACTTAAGTGGATCAATATACCTAAGTTCTTGAATACCCTTTTTAGGGTTTTTGTCATCGATTACAATATGGTATGGTAACCTGCCGTCAATATACCATTTACGAAAAATATCATGAGCATAATTATTAAAATTAAGCATACTCATAATATTATCAAATTCTTCTCTAATAACATCTTTAATATTATCAGAAGTTTCTACTTTATCTAAAATAATATTAACTGGTGAGGAGTCATGATCGCCAACAATGGCTTCATTCACAATGTCACTAATGGCAGCATCACACTCTGGTTGAGATGCAATGTCTCTATATTTTACAATAAGCTCTGCTTCGTTCTTAGCATTATCACCATCTAAATCCACATACGCGCCAAAATGCCCGCCGGTAGTAATTACCCCAGCGCCATCGGATTCTGTATCTGGTACAAACGAAATAGGCTCTTCACCTTTCTTCCGTTTAATTTCAAAACCAAAAAAATCTGCCAAAATTATATCCTCACTATATAAACTATCGGGAGAGAGGTTATATCCTCCCTCCCTTTAGTATTATTTATATGCTTTTAAGAAGTAGTTCCTGATTCCCAGTACTGTACTTGGAGCTCAACAGTGAACTCTTCGATAGTATTCTCGGAATCATAACTGACGTCAATCGCACTGATATTAGTTGGGAAAGTGCCACGAATATCATATCTCTTAGATACCGTACCATCTTTTCTCAACTGTTCAATAATCATATCAGCTTGATAATCAGTTGGGTTTGACAAACCAGTATTATTAACATGTTCGTTAATACCGTTCATCCATCTTTCAAAAGCATTTCTTACTGTGTAATCTACATCATTAATTACTGTGATGGACCATGGTTCAAATGTACGATCACCAGCAATTTGCAGTTGTCGACCACGGAAAGGAACCGTGATCGGTGCAATTACAGATGAAGGCATTTGAGCGCCCTTACACATAAAGGATGTAAACTCTACATCGCCTTGAGCGTAACCCGGAAAGTTACATGTTACTTTGAACATGTTGGCCCGAGCACCGCCGCCAGTCAATTTTGACTTAAAGTCATCTACGCCTAAAATAGCCATTGTCTAATCCTCCTATGCGCCAGCAATTTCAGAGAACTCAACACCAGTTCTCGTTGCAATAAAGTTTAAAGTGATAAAGTTAATTGAACGAGCAGGCTTAATATACATGTCGCATACGAAGCTGTTTGAATCAATCACTTGACCTGTGTTATTGGTTTCGTCACAGACAACCAAGAAGTCTGTAAGACCACGTCTACCTTTTACATCTCTCAGGAAGGGCTCAACCATATTTCTGAATTGAGCTCTAGTGAATTCATCATTGAATTCAAAGAGTGATGCTTTAGCAGCAGTGGAAATAGCTTTTTCAAGAACAATGAACAATCTACGAACATTGATTCTATCAAATGCTGATGGTTTAGCTTGAAGAGTCTTGTCGCCAAACATTTGGATACCCTCACCAGGGAATGCAACCAAAGGATTAACGCGTGCTTTATAAAGGGTATCTCTATCAGCTTTCTTAGGATTAATTGCAAGTTTCACAACATTTCTAAGTTGACCACGAGTCATACCAGCAGGTGAGAACCAAGCATCAGCTACACGATCGGTATTAGCACAAAGGCCAGCAGTATGACCTGCAGCACCGATCCAACGATATACGTCGTTATATTTATCATATACGTATAGGGCTGAAGAATCAGTAACACCGTATGAGCTTGATGGAAGACCGTCTGCCCAAGCTTTTACGTTAGCAACACTACCAGTAGAACCAGTGCTATCTTGGATTGGAGGTGACACAAAAGCTACGCAATCTTTACGAGTTTCAGCGATAGCAATCAAGTATTTAGCCATAACATCAGCGCCGTCCGCATCTGGAGTACCAAACAAGAGGTTAACGTCAATAGTATCAGCATCGGCCAACATATCGTAACCACCTTGCAATTCTGCATCAGTTACCGCATTGTCATCAGCACCACCAGAGAGTGCATCCGCTTCGACACCAGGATCAGTGAAAGCTGTAGTAACAGACAACTTATCTCCACCGTCAGTCATTGAAGCAACGTGTGATCCCCAGTAGATATACTTGGATTGTGAATTAATTACGTTTACATAGTAGTTAGTACTACCATCAGTTTTCTTAGCATCTGAAGCCTGAGAAACATACGCAAATGTTTCTAGAACAGTTCCAGGAGTACCAGAGATTGCACCATTCTCATCAATAACTGCAATGTGAAGTTCATCACCAGCAGAGGCTTTACCTAGATTGGTTGCATACTCTGAAGTGCCAGGAGCAGAATCAAAGCTTGATGCAGTAGTCATAGTTGCAAAACCAGTTGGTCCAGCAATTTCTACTTTAAGTGAATTACCTAATTCGCCTTGTTGGCGCGCGATCCAGATGGAAGATGCTACAGGAGCATAATCATCGGCGTTAGCAATAGTTGCGGCCGTACCAGAACCGGTTGCGTTAGCTGTAGCTCCAGCAACGCGTACTACTTTTAGTGCGTTACCATAAGCTAGGAATGAAGCCGCAGTTAAGAAATACTTAGCTGTGCTGTCGTCAGGTTTACCGAATACTTCCGCAAGTTCTTTTTCAGAACCAACAGTGATTACTTGGTTTACCGGACCCGATGTAAATGCTCCAACAAAACCACCGATACTGGTGGATACTGCGGGAACAACGTTTGTGGCGTCAATTTCTTTGACTTCAACGCCAGGTGAGACTTGAAATGCCATAGTCGTGTCCTCTCAATGGGTTTATAGTGTGTTAACATAATGCGGTTATATTCAATACTATTATTTATAAGAAATGGAATCCTAGTAAATTCCAGTGTTTACTTGACTGTCAACTTCCCATAATAACCCATCTTCTCCTCTTTCGTATTTTGATTTTACATCCTCAACTTCATTAGACGATATAAGACCAAATGGTAACATGTCATCTTGGATAGCTTGAAGTTGTTCATGGTATAACATATTCTTCATATTGATATCGGTAAGTCCATTGAATATATCTGTAGAAATAAACCATCCAAACATAACTAAGTTCATCATCAAGTCATCATGATTTGAATCTGATGCCTGATACGAACTACCTTTTGCAACAAATGTACTCATCTCAATTAGAGTATTTGCATCTACAATAGTGAGTTTGCCTTGTTCAATTAAATCCTTTATATTAGAACAACCAATTCTTTTAACCCTACGAGTCATAGTAGCACCAATTGCATTGGCTTTAACTTGTGATTCTACGAATAGATTTTCATATTCTAAATCATAATACAATCCATTACATACGACTGCACCTTGATCATTAGACTCTACTAATATATATGCCTCGTTATAAGTCATTGCATATTTGTAACAAATATCAGGTAAGAGCAAAGGAGATATATTATTATCTCTAAATACTGCTACTTGTTGGAATGGTTCAGTTGAAACATCAATAATATTAAATGTACTATAGTCTTGACCACGGCCCTTTGCTACATCAACCAGCATAATATAGTTATGATTCTCTATAGGTTTGTGGTATACGTACACATTCTCTTGGGTATAAACTGGATCCTTAGCTTGTTGCTTTAATAAGCAATCTGAACTAATTAATGTATTTCCTCGGCCGCTAAAATTATTACCAAATTCTTGGTCGAACTGAATCTGAGAAGTATTTGATATAGTTTGTCTTTTCCAGACTTCATCTCTTCCTGGAACATCCCACCAATCAACGCGGAATGGCTTAAATTCATTTGTTCCTTGTACTGCACCTTCCCAAAGCTTATGGAATACGTTACCGATACCATTTGCTGTAGATGTAATAATAATCTTAGTGTTCTTACCGGCAGAGACTACAGGATATGTAGAGGTATAGAACTCACCATCGTTTTCTACGAACGCGAACTCATCAAGGAACAGTAGGTTAACAGACAAACCACGAATTGAAGATCCTGATGTAGCCGCAGCAATGATCTTAGAGTTATTCGAGAATTCTATAGAACCTTTGTTAACTGCCTTACATCCTGGTTGTAAAAAGAATGGTAGGTTTTCTAGTGCTAATGTAATCCTTGATAACATCTCACGTGCCGTAGCGCCTTTGTTAGCAAGAATAGCAATTGTTTTTTCTGGATGGAATACTGCATACCACAATAGGTATATGACAGATGAAATAGATTTACCGCTTTGTCGACATGCGAGAACAATCGAAAACCGATTCTCGTTAAAGTGACTAAACATATTCTCTTGGTACGGATATAGATTAAATGGTACCAATCCCTCATCAAGGGAGATAATTTTCGCATACTTAGTAGCAAAGTATGCTGGATCATTCATACATTTAATATATTCTTGTACTTCCTCTTCACTAAATTGAGCTTGTACTCCATCTCTTTTAATGTTAGGATTTCCAAGATATCCGTATTCGTTATTCTTGAGGGTCTGCATCTATGATTTTCTTATTGTCCAATAGTAGTCGCTGTAAGTCCGTCGTACTTCCTAAGAAAACATTATTATTCGTAACATTACCCTGGGCAGAATTATCATTCTTATCTGTCGTTAGATCTTTTGTGGCCTTTTGTAGGCTCATAAGCTTATCAGTAACATCACCAATATCTTTAATTGATTTTGATAATACTTCGAAGGCTCTAGGATGTTCAGACTCTCGTGCAAGTTCAGCTAATGCATCTAATGAATTCATGCCAGTGGCAATAAGGTTCTTTAATGTATCACGAGAAAACTCATAATCATCTTGCACATCTGATGGCTTAATGACAGGTTTAGGTGCCGGCATTTTTTCAGCCGGCAAATGCTTCTCCAACCTTGTAGCCAGTTGATCTTTTTTGTTTATCATTCTATATTACTCTGCAGTTAAGATACTAGCAGTAGCTCCACTGGTTTGTCCAACAAGGGACTCACTTTGATAGAAGAATCCATCAGGATCACTAACTGTTAATACACCATTATCATACGATACTACCTTAGCAGATGAAGCAGACACTATTCCAAGCACTGATTCTCCGACCGTAAACTCGCCCACTAAAGAAGATACATCAATATTTATAGTCATAGAGTTTGGCATATATAATGGATCAATAGTAGTCGTGATTGTATATGGATCAGAATCTCCTGTTGCATCAACAGAAACCTTCTCATAGAATGTAGTCATATCAGTATCATTCAGATTAATATCAACATTACGAATAATGCTTTGCTGGCCAGTAGGACCATAGAATTTCATTTTCATTGTAAACTCTAAGGTGTATATTAATACTCTACGGGTATTAAAATCGCCCTCATAGTCATCTTGAATTGAAGTACTGTTTAACACAATAGGTACATCTTGTTTAAACGAAAAGTTATCAACAGGATTAATTGTTACAGTGTACTCTGGTTGAAAATACGGTAATATTTGTTCTAATATTTGTAGGCCATCATCTTGGTTTTTAGCCATAACGTTAAGAGACATATTAATGTTATATGAAGCTATTTGCTTAATAGTATTTTTAGAAAGTCCTGAAGTCCCAGTTTCTTGAATGCTGGTTCTCTTAGGCAACTTAGCAGTTGTATCTAGTTCAATACCCGAGATCTCAAAAGACATTCTAGGTAGTTTAATCGCCATTGAAGCAGCTTGACCAGTATCAGATTCGATCCTAGCCAAGAATTTTTGTTTAGGTCCATAGGCTAATGGTACCTTAATTTGATTAAGAATATTACCAGATCCGTCTTTACGAATGACCGAGATATTATTAAAAAGAGTACCAAAAACAGCTACTGATTTTCGCATTGTCGCATGATAGAAGTGTGAACCAAACATTAATAAGTCTCCGATGGATCGCCGAATGGATTAGATTCACTAAAGTCAAGGATACTATCACCCTCAAATTCAAATGCAGTATTTTTAGCAAGACTATCGCTAGCAAATACATTATTTGGATCGTTATCAGCAACGTTATATACTTTAGTAATATAACAAATATTACCAGTTGTTGAACCAACCAAAGGTTTGGTTAATGATACCGAAAAGTCTCTAGCAATCTCTGAGTTTTTGACACCAATATTAGATACAGAAATAGATGCTACAGTGTCTGAAGTTTTAGTAACAGTTTGTACCTCTCCATAAATTTCAATAGCAGGTACATCACCATTAGCTTCAACAATCGTTTGTGTAACAGTCTCACCGAGAATAAAGTGATTGGCACCAGTAACGGTAAGGTCTAATGCAACTTGATACGCTACACTTACTAATAGATTATCAATAGCATCAACACCAGTATCAAGACTTTCATTATTATATTCAAATAGTGAGCATTGTAATTTATATACTGGAAGATTAGAAAGCTGATAGAACGGTTGCTCGTCTTCAACCATCATAATTTCAAACATAGAATTAGACATTGGAAGATAAATTAAATCACCAGATTGTGGCTTAGTGACTTCAATGGCATTGTTCCATACACCAACTAATCTATTCCATTGTCTACGCGAAATAATAAAGTTGGCATCATCTCTAATTTCAAGGCCAAATTTACTGTATAGATCGCCAGACCCCTCAAAACCTTCGGGATTCTCGATATAGGCTTCAATCATATATGCATCATCGAACTTAGATGCAATATCTTCTCCCATAATATTGTCTTTATTTACAATAGTACGAGGAATATAATATACGTCTTGGCCATATATTTTTAGGCTTTCAATAACAAGGTCTTCATATAGATCTTGTTCTGAACCTACTGCTTGCGAAAAATAAACATTTCTAGCCATGGGTTATCCTGTATAGAAGTCGACTGGTAATTCCCAGTTTAATCTTACTTCTTCTTCGAGTTTTTCTAATTCCGCAGTTGCATCGTCAAACATTTGGCGGCCATTAAACGTTACGCCACCAGGCATCACCATCCCTTCGAACTTAGAAAGGTTAATTCCCCATTGTCGTTTAATTAAAGCTGTAGCATACTTTTTAAGATAGTAATCGTTATATACATCAGTATATGTTTCTGGATCAAGGATTCTATAACACTCGACGACGATATAATCACCAACCGCTACCTCATTACTCCAATCCATATCGATACGTAATGTATTTCTATGACGATTAAAGTCAACGTGTTTATCTCCGTTGTCTAGGATCATATCGAGCATTGAAAGATACTGTTGTGCCATTTCATATTCGGCTAAAGATCCCATATAACCTAGAGACCATACATCATTTAAACGCATCTGGTATTTAACATCAAATAACGGATTCGTCGTTGTATCTGTAAACGGGAAAACTCTCATCACATTTGTAATAAGATCGTTAATAGGAATATAACCGTTTGTTATATCATCAGCAGTAATTTGGTGCTTAAGGAATACTTTTTCCATAGCGTCTGAATGATACTCTTGATAAAACTGTAAAGCTTCCTCGACTCTATCATCGATTTGATCTTCATCAACATTGATCTCAATTACTGGAGCGCCTAATGCTCTTAAACAATAATCTATAAATGTTGATCTAGAATTTGGCTTTGCCATTTTGGTTTCCTCGATTATATTCTTTAGCTTTATCCCTAGATAAAGCAATATTTCTTTCGTGTTCTACGGTTTCCCAGAATTTCTTATCGATATCTTTTGAATCAATCCAGGTTTGTTCAATAATATTATTCTGGTTTTCTGATAATTTTTTCATATGCTTTTGACACCTCGTACTTTCGTGTTTCATAATTAAATACTGTAGACCACAGCTTAAAATCTTTTCCAATTTCTTCGCTAACTGGCATATCCAATCCAATCAGCTCACAATGTCGTGCAAACGATTTATAGTTACAAGTATAATAATAATCTATTCTAGGATCTCTCTCACCTCCAAGTTTAAAGGTCCTCGAAAAAAACATTCTGCCGTACTTAAACCAGTCATCAGCATGCATTGAATCTGGTGTCATGCCTCTAGTAAAATCGTTATATGCCATAGGCAATTTAAGGGTATACTCTTTAGTTTCTAAATCAAACTTAAGACCATACCAACCATTTCCAGCATCTCCCCAACCTTCGGTAAAATGGATAGGTTTTAATCCAAACTTCTCCATAATTCCTGCTTTTGGATGATTAAACTTATACCAACTCACACCCTTAGAGCTATATGGTTCACGATATGCATCGTAAAACCCTACGTAATTCTTTATATCCAATTCATAATCTTCAACATCAGGCCAATGTTCGTACAACACTTTTAAACATTCTTGACCTATTGGGTGAGAGATAATCCTCTCTTCCCTTTGAACCTTACCGTATACCCACATATCAAATCCAAGGTATCCAGTTATATGATTACTATCCCACATTATCGTTTACTTCCAATTATTAAACTTATATCTATTTATACATTATATTTTACTAGTAGATCTTTCATTAAACCTTTTGCATGAGGAAATCGTCTTATTTCCGAATCAATAATCTCCATGATCCTGGGTTGTCCTCGTGCTACTTTATATTCAGTTGGCATATTCGGAAAGTAATCTTCATACCATATAATTTTCTTATCATTATTTAAACAGTATGTTGCAATACCGACCAAAGAATCCAGCATTAAGTATATAAAAATTCTGAAATGCGACAGGTATTCTTGGGTTAACGGTGTATTACGAACATTACGAACCCTGTATTCAGCAAAACTTAATAAACAATTTACATAATTCTTTCTCAGTATTACGTAATCAGCATCTTTCAATAACGTATATTGCTTTGCGTGATTTGCTAATATACAAAGGCTTGGATCCCGGTTTATAATCTTAGTCCATAACTCAGGATCAAATGCAATCTCAAAATTAGTTTCATGATCTTTATCTTTTCTGTACCGTGTAGAATCATATAAATTAGTTGCAGTTAACTCACCCACAAACTGTAAGTTATTTTTTTCTGCAAGATCCATACATATCTTCGTGGCACCAGATCTTGCCATCGCAACAATGATCATATTTCTACGGCTTCTTCCCAGTGAACATCTTGGTACTGTGGGTGAAATGTATCCATCCTTGATTCGCCAGCTTTTCCAAACTTTGTAACGTACTCTTTATACACAACAGGTACACCAATATTATACTCTGCTCTCACTTCAGCAATATCCCTTTCTAATAAAGATATCTGGTCTTGGAAAAATAAACGTCTATCAGTAGCCTTAGCTAACTGCATGCATTCTTTTCTTACCTTCCATGGAAGATCAGACTTTAACTTTCTAGCCATTTTCCATGTGCCGAAGAATGATACGAGCTTTGGTGGCTTAAACTTAGATAGATGAGCTGTGACCTCTTGGATCATTGCTTCGCCCATAGTTGCTGTATCGTATCTAAACAACACGTGCCAGAAGTCATGGCTTAACAAGAGATGCCTTGACAAGTTAACTCTTACATCACTCGCAAGCGTATCATCAATATTCTCTTCATGTTTAAATCTTTGATTGTACAGATCCTCAATACCCCATCCCTTAATGAGATTATAATAATGTGCACCTACAGTATGTGGCGCCAGTGATTTTAAGTAATCAAAATCCATCAAGGTAGGTACAACCACATTATCCATGTTCTCAACGCTAAATTTACCCCGAGCCCATAGAATATCTCTACCAGCCCGTGTCTTATTATTAGCCAAAGCCATCATAGGACCAAATGGAATATTCATCTCACGGTACATATTAACTACGTGATCAAGACGATGTTGTCCATTCATATCGGCGTTCTCATGATCACCAAAGCCATTAACATCGGTTGACATTAGATATTTAGTAGTTTTAAATATTTTCTTAAGATTCCACATATTTCTCAATACCTCATTTGTATAATCTAATGATTCTAGTCCTAGAACCACTGTTATTGTTAATATTAATATTATCACTCGTTAATTTATATATTTGAATAGGATTTAGTACAATACTAGTATCAGTAGTCACCTCAGTACTAACCATTAGATAACATACTTCAGTACCAAGTTTACTAATATTTGCTGATGCACCATCCTCAACAGTTTTCTGAGAAAACGTATATGAGTTATGATCGTTAAACCGCGTAATACAAACATATTCACTGCTACTATCTAACATAGTAATTTTTGTACTTGAAGATTTTAGCACCCATGGAATAACCTGGCCTTGCCACTCATCCATCTGTATGTTTGTTTCAGCAATAACAAGAGTTAATATTCTATTTACCATATCCTTAGTAACAAGGATATTACTATTTTGAATTAAATTGATATACTCATCAATTTGAGTTTCAGTAAAATTCTCATCACTGGTCCAACTAAAATCGATTTTAGCACCACCATTAAAAAAATGATTAGTATTAGTATTTTTAATAACAAAATCATAATTAGGATGAACTTCAGCAGTAACTTGAATATCATCTAGTGAAGTTCTTCGAATAAAACAATCTTGTTGTCCGGGTAACGCGTGAGTAAGGTCTATAGCATTATCGTAAATATTAATATGTTTAAAATAAATGTTCTTTTCAATTGACATAATTATGCTCCATTTGCCCAACGAATACCAACATCATATGTACCTGACCCGGGCATTACTGTTGTTTGCCAATAACAGGTATTTGTATTGGGCATCGTCAAGTTCGTCGTCCCGTTAAGGACAGTCCGTGCAGCATCATTCCAACATACTCTATTTATCCTAGTGGCCCTAAACGGATCTGTTGCCGCAATGTTGGTAACTAAGCCTGAGTGGGTGGCATTGGTGCTAACGTGCAATTTCAAGCTGTTATATGTCCAACCCAAATCGGGGTAAATTTGATAACCAAACGTATCCAACCAAATTGTTCCGGCTGTTCCGTTGAGGTCAGTACCTGAAGTGATCGATGCATCAGTGACACTACCATGGGCTGA